TTAATAGAATAAAATTGAAATTTTTAATGGGTAAAAGGAAATTACTCTAATTTCTTTTATTATCATTTTTAAAATTTTTCTTGTTTCTATAACATCTTCTTCATCATAATTTTCTATAATAAATTTCAATTTTTCTAATACTTTAATGTCATTATTTCTAGGAATATTCAAAGTATTTTCAAATTCTATTTTTTTTTCTTTTGCAATTTGAATTCTAGTATTAAGATCTTTAAATTTATTTTCCAATTCATCTTCACTGATATAGCTTTTTTGAAATAAATTTATTATTCTTTCTCTTTCATTTTCTAGTAATTTTAAATTATTTTCAAGTTTTAATAATTTTTTTTCACTTTTCTCAATATCATTAGAATTATAATTATTCAAATCTTCTAATTCTTTTGAATTTAGAATCATTTCTTTAATAGTTTTATCCATAATTCTAGCTGAGAAGGATTTTTTATGTTTCCTATTTTTACAGGAATAAGAGTAATAAACATAGTTAGTATTATCTTTATAAGTTCTATTTCTCTTTTGCTGATACATTTTATCTCCACATTCACAATAAATCATAGATGAAAAAAGTAAATGAGGTTTATAATCTCCATAAGCAGCTCTTGATTTTATATTTTTCTCTCTGATAGATTGACAAAATTCAAATAATTCAAGAGGAACAATTGGCTCATGAAGTCCTTTATACCATTTTATATCTTTTTTATTTACTTGAGTTCTCTTTTTTTGATTTAGTTCTTGTATATATTTTCTAAAAGGAACATAACCAATATAAATTTTGTTGTCAATTATTTCAACTATATCTTTTCTCGTTTTATTGAATATTCTAGCTGTTTCAGTTAAGTTAAAGTTTTTAGCATATGTTTCAAAAATACTAAGAATATAAGGTGCTTTTTGAGGATCAGGAATAATCATTTTATTTTCTCCTCTGATATAACCTGTTGCTGGTCTACCATGAACAAAATATCCTGCTTTTGTTTTCTCTTCAAGATTACTTTTTATTCTTAAAGACATCTGTTTTAAATCTTCAGTACCCCAGGCTAGAAATATGGAAAGTGTCATAAAATCTTTTAAATATGGCTGTGAAATACTGTCAAAAGTAATTTTATATAATTCTAACTCTTCAAAAAACTTCATTCCTGTTGAAATTTTTCTTGCTATTCTTGAAATTTCCCAAAAAACTATTTTAGTATATATTTTCTTACTAATAGCCTCAAAAAGTTCATTAAACTCTTTTCTATCATCTATTCTTCCACTTTCAATATCTTGATAAACTTTTAAGACTTCATAACCTTTTTCTTTGCAGTAGTCTAAACATTTTTTTAATTGAAGATTAAGGGAGCTATCACTCCCTTTATCTCTAGTTTGTTCTTTTTTTGATACTCTAATATAAATGGCAACTTTTTCCATTTATGAAGCCTTTTTCTTTAAAATTAATTTATTGTAAAGTTCTTCAATTTGCTCTACTACTGCTTTTTTTATTATATTTATTTCTTTATTTTCAATTCTTTTATTAGTTTCCATAATCTGCTCCTTTCAATTAATATATTGGTAAGATTGTGGAGCTTTTTTTATTCCAAAATCTTTTAATTCTAGTTCTTTTTTATACTTAATAACTTTTTTTATTTTTATAGCATAAGCAACTTTTGAATTTTTATAGTATTTAAAGTATTCTTTTTCTGAAATACCTAAATTATTTTTATAAGATTCCCATAAAGATTTAGGAGCTAAAGAAATTATTCTATCTATAATAATTTCTCCAACAACCTTTTTTTCAGGAAAACTTGAGTATATAACAATAGTATCTACAGTCCTTTTAAAAAGTCTTTTTCTAAGTTCAAAAGTTTTAGTTCCAGTAAATATTTGTTCTACAAATTTAGGTTTTATTGACATTAAGACTTTCATTATTTATTCCTTCTCTTTTATTTTTTAAATCCATAAGCATTTCTAATAACTTTTTATGTTCCTCTTTACATTCTCCACATAATTCATTAATTTTATTTTCACAATGTTCAATGGCAGCATTTAAATCATTCATTGTATAAGTTATTTTTTTATGATATTTTTTAAATTCTTCATTATTTACCCATACCTCAAAGATTTTCATAGGATTTCTAACTAAATAGTCTCCATATCTACAAGTTATTATTCCACAAGGATTTTCTATATTTATTTTTTGAGATAATTTTACAGCACTGATTACATCTTCTTTTGTATCTTCAAAACACATCCCAAAATCTTCACCATCACATATGAAATCTAAAACTTCATTAATATTATTTTCACTAAAATGTATTACTTCTACTTCTAAAGTTTGCAAATATTTTTTACTCATCTTTACCTCCAATATTTACAAGAAAAATCTTCTAGTTCTTCACAATCAAATTCTATAGTTGGATTTTCTGTTTTTGCATCAACAAAACTATCTATTTCATTAGTAAGTTGTGTTGATAACTCTTGCAAATCCTCTGGTTTTAAATAAAGTCTAAAATTTTTATCAAAAAATTGTCCAATAATACCTAAAATTCCCCAATATATAAGAGGCTGATCTACATTAAGTTTTTCATTTAGAATAGTACATTTGCCTTTGTTATAGTTAGAACACCATTTACAAATTTTTTCCATTTAACTCACCTAGTATCCTAGTTGTTCATGTAAGTTTTGGTTTTCAAAAATATTACCAACAATTTCAAAATCTCCTGCCATATTTGAAAGATGTTCTGTAACATTTTCATAAGATACACAATAAACAGCATCTTCATCATCATAAGAAATTAATCCATAAATATCATCTATACCATCATTGAATTTAATTACATCTGCCTCATAAACCTCTTGACCTGCTTTGTCTTTTGCTCCTGTAAATTGTAGAAGTTCTATATCTTTAAATTCAGCAATTTTATAATCATCTTTGAAAAGATTTCCATCATCAGAGTATCTGATATATTGATAATTTAAGTCAATTCCAATAATAGATACCATTTTATTTTCTTTTTTCAACCAAGCCTTCATTTTAAATTCTCTCATTTTATCCTCCTAAGCAGTTTCTATTTTTATAATTTCTCTATCAACCATATCTAAGTATTTTTTAGATGATTTTATTAGTTCTTGAACTTCTTCTTTTATATCAAGTTCATTAACTAATTTTTTTATTCTATCTAATTTAAAATTTTTAATAAGTTTATTCCAGGAATGAATAGTATCTGTAAATCCAGCTGGAAGCCTTTGTAATTTATCTTCCAAAGTCATTGGAGCCTTTTCCCAAATAGAGTTTGCACAATCTTTAACATGGGCTTGCATTACTTGTCTAGTGTAAAAATTATCTTCATATTCTATATCTTGGTCTTTGACATCGTCATAGCATTTGTTATAAATATCAGATGTTAAATTTTTACATCTTCCAATCAATATTTTGTAATAAGGATTTAAGTATCCATCTTCTTCACTTTTCCAAACTTTTTGGTGATTATTGATTACAATTTCTAATGAAAGTAAAAGAGTCTTTAAACTCAAAGCATCAAGCTCACTTTCAGTAGGTTTTTCTATAAATTTAATTTCTTTCTTTTCATTTATCTTGATTTGTCTTTTCGCAGTCTTTTGAGCTTTTCTCATTTTTAACACTCCTTTCTGCTAGAAGAGCAGCCAAAGCTATTTTTAGTATATCCATAAAATCACATCCAACTTTCCAAAAGTCTAAAAGGAAAATTAAGTTTATGTTTTAAATTTTCCCAAAAGCTAATTTCCATACAATCAACTTCAAATCCCTTTATTTTTTCTTTATTTTTATAAGCTATTAAAACAGCTTCATTAAAACTACTTGCAGTATATTCTCCACCAACTAAGTAAAAGTCTTCTCCAATTTTTCTTATTTCTAGCATCATGTCCTCCTGTATTCTTGACACCACAAATAACTTACTGTAAAATAAAACTGTCTGAGGGCTTTATCAACACGAGCAAGTTACTTGCAGTGCAAAATTGATAAAGTTCTTTTTATTCTGTTAGCCTTTTAAAAACTTTTATAAAAATTTCAAGCTCTTCATTTTCTTTTTTCATTGCAGAAATTCTTGAAATACCTAACATAGCAACAGCAACATCATCTTCTATTAAAGAGTTATTGTTTTTTATAGTAGTTTCTGCTTTTTCAATTAAATCATCTTTATAAATCATATTTCCTCCACTAGTTGTTGTAATTTTTTTATATACTCTGTAAGTTCTTTTTTATATTCCTGCTTATCTTCATCTTTTAACTTCAATGATCTTTTTTTCATTTTTTCAATTTTATTAAAGTTAAAAAACTTTTGACCATCTGGAAGAAATTCCATTTTATTTTTTTCAATAGCAGGAAGTAATAGTTTTCTAATTTCTTTAACTTTATAGATGTCATTTTCTAAAATTCCTAACACTTCCTCATATTGAAGATCCTTATTTGTTAGAATTTTTATTGCTTGATCTGAATAAGAAAATATTTTATCTTTGTAATTTTGAAACTCTAAATATAAATTCCATCTTTTTAAGTAAACTGAAACAGAGTCTTTTGTAAGTCCCTTAGACTCATACCAAGCCATAAATGAATTGGTAGGTTTTAAAGTTTTTTCAATTAATGCTAATGACGAACACATTTCAAATAAATTATTTTTCATTTTTTTGTATGTATTCATAAATATTTTTTCTTGTTCAGATACAGTAGCAATTTCAACATCGTTTAATTCGTAACTAGCGAAATCAAATTCTTTTATTTCTGATTTAGAAGATATAACTATATTAAAATCATTATCTAAATTTTTATTCATTGTCTATCTCCTTCCAGATATTTATAAAGATACCTTTGATATAATCTAATTTTTTAGCTTTGCTTTCCCATAGCAATGTTTCTTTATCAATTAATTTAGAAATAAGACTAATTTGTGGGATAGGAAAACTTAAATGGATTCCTTGTACTCCTAATTTTTTATTCAAAAAATCATAATATTCTTTTTCAAGTTTTGTCCTTCCAGTTCTATTTGGAACAACAGCCTTAACCTTGTTTAAATCAACTTTTTTTAACATACTCAACACTGAATGTGTTGTAATGCTATCAAGAAAAGTTGGAATAACTATATGGTCAGATATTTCAATAAATAAATTATCTAACCCCATTACTGGTGAACCATCAATAACAATATAATCATACTCATCTTTTAAAAGTTTTATAGCTCTCTTAAAAGCCTCATCAAAAGAATTTTTTATCTTATATCCTTGTAAATGTAAGAAGAAAAGATTTTCTCTCAATTTTTTAATTTTATAGCTTTTACCTTCAATGAAATCTTCAAGTCCAGCTTTGCTTGTATCTTCAATTTTGATACCTGCAAATTTTAAAATATCATTTTGGGAATCGCTGGTAAGAATCAATGTCTTTTTATTTTTTATCAATGCTTTATATGCCGCTAATTGTAGAGTTATATAAGTTTTTCCAACTCCACCTTTGTTATTTTTAACTAAAATAATTCCCATAAAATCCTCCTATTTTTTGATTTTTTCAAGCTTATTTTTAAAATAAGTTTTATAATTTTTTAAATTCACAAATGTGTATCCAGATTCTTTTAGAGTTTTTAGAGATTTACTAAATTCTCTTTTTTTGTTGTATAAGTGCCATGCACCAAATTTTTTAATAACAATTCCTGATAAAACTTCATCATTTTGTACAGCAAGAATAAAGTCTTGTCTGTAAATCATTGAAGTTCCAGCAGTGTATCCAGTAGCTTCAAGCCATTCAACTTCTTTAAAACTAAATTCCTTTTTTTGCTGATTTGAAATAGCTGTTATTTTTTTATTTCTGTAATCAATGAAGCCAACACTGTATGTTTTTTTGTCTGTGTAGCTATAAATTTTCCCTCTTAGCATTATTGCTCCTTTCAGTTATAAAATTCAGGTTCTTTCAGAGTTTTATTTGTTCCAACTTTTATTAAATAGAGATGACATAACAATCTGCCATACTTGGAACAATATTTATATTTTTCAAAGTCAAGTTTTTCTTCATCAGGAAGTATTTCATTGACTTCTTCAAATTTTTTTTGAACTTCACACCACTTTGCAAATGGCATATTTATTTTGGTTATTGACATAAAGCACCTCTCTAAATTAAGTTTTTTTCTTTAAGTTCTTCATAGATAAATGAACTAATTAGTCTATAATACATAGTTTCACTTTTCGTTTTTAATTCAGAAAAATGTTTAATATTATGTTTTTTAAGTATCTCCATTTCAATTTCTTCTTGTTTCTCTAAGGGAATTTTAAAGAAAATACTAAGAATATTATCATTTTTCTCACTCTCCTTTCGCTCTTCTTCTTTAACTTTTTGATGTTCAACCTCTTTCTTTTCAAGTTCTTTGGTATTTACTTCACAAGTTCCTTTGAAAAGATGAGTGGAGAAAACAGCTGCTACACTTTTAACATCAGATTTATTTTTTAAAATATCCAGTTGCTCCTGGAATGTATTTAAAACAAAATCTAGTGAGTTATTTTTTAATAGCTCTAAAACTTTAACTTCATGTTTCTTAGAAAAATCAATTCCATTTTCTTTGAACCATTGTTTTATTTTTTTTAAATCATCATTCTTCTCATCTCTCTTTATATTTTTTATATTATTTAAAATATTATGATCATGATTATATGATTCTATCTCTATGTCTTTCTCTATCTCTTGTCGGACAATGTCCTCTTTGTTTAAGACAATGTCCTTTTCATTTTGGACATTGTCCTCATTATGTCCTTTATTTGTCTTAGAAGTTTCTAATAATAGATTTTTTTCTTTTACTTCTAATGATTTTCTATAATTTCTTTTTTTAGTTGCCCATTCACTTTCAGATCCAGTCATACTTTCAACAGCAATCATATACAATGCACCATCATCAAGTTTTTCCATTAATCCTAATTTTATAAAAATATCAATGGCAACTCTTACAGTATCAACTGCAACCCCAGTAATGTTTGCTAACATATCAGGAGTATATGGAATAATATCTTTAAAGATTAGTCTTCCATCAGTTTTTAATGATTTACAAAGTAATTTTAGGTAAAAGTTTGAATAGACAACACCATTAGGCATTGATTCAATTATTTTTATTTCATCTGACTCAAAGAAATCTTCTTGTAATTTAAGCCAGTAATATCTTTTTGCCATAGAAAGCTCCTTAATTTACTTTTAATTCTTCAAGTTCTTTAATAATTCCATCTAAGTTTTGTTCAGCTTCTCTTTGTGATAATGTGGCAAGATACACATCTCTGAAAAAATTTGCTCCTTTTCCTTGTTTCCAACCTTCACTATGTATTCTCAATTCCAAAACATCACAATGTCCACTATAATTAACAAACACTGTATTTTTCTCTCTGCTATTAACTTCAAGTCCTAGTTCCATTATTTTTAATATTTTTTCTTTAATTTCTTTATTTAACATTCTGAACCTCCTAGTCTTTTAAAATATCTTTTAAAGTGTAAATTTCAACTCTTTTAGTGTTGATATATTTCCATAATTCTTCATCATCAATACCATTATTAAGTTTTTCATGATATTCTTTCAGTGCTTCTTTTCTTAATTTATCTAATGCTGCTATTCTAGATTCTATATATTGTTTAGTTTTCATTATTACTCCTTATTTTGCCATTCCTTTGTATAGTTTTTCCAATGAAGCCATTGCCTCATTAAATTTTGAATGTTCAGATTTTTCAATAATATTTTTTATTTTGTTATACCAATCCTTAGCTTTTTCCTTATTAGCATAATGGCTGTAATTAACACCTAGAAAATCAAGTTGAGGTTTTCCTCTTAGCTCAACTAAGAAAAATATGTATTTAGAAGTTTCATCTTTGAAATATAAATTATTTTCCATTTTCAACCCCCATTTTTTTCTTAATTTCATTAATAAATCTAGCATCAATATTCAATGCACAAGGTTCAATGTTGAAATTTTCTGGGAACTCTGAATAATTTGTTTCAATTTCATTTTTTGCAGCTTCCAAAGTAGTGAAAGCTGAAAGAATTATTTTATCTTCATTTGTGATAATATAGATTGTTCTAATCATTTTTATCACCAGCAATCTTACAAGCATATCCCATTTTTTGAAGTTCTTCCTTGATTTCTAAAAGTTTCACATCTCCAAATCTTTCAATTAAATCATTCAATTCTTTTAAATTCATAAATTTTTCCTCCTCTTTGAGAGAAAAAAACTTGTAAAATATAAGAAAATATGTTATAATTAGGTATAAGTTAAATAGGTGTTTGTAGAAGTTATTTACTTTTCCATTCACTATTCAATTAAAAGGGTTTCTTGGCGGGTGCCCTTTTTTCTTTTGCTCTTATTCATCTTGCATTACTTTTCCAGCTATCATTCCCAATTCAAAGTATTCATCTTTTATATTTTCAATTACTATAAAAAATAATTTTTGAAGTTCTTCAAATTCTTCATCAGTTAATTTATCTTCCAAGTAGCTGATTTTTTTTATAGTATTTTCAATATTAGTGTTAGAATTTGTATTTATATAGCCTTTTTCCTTTAATGCTTCAATAAATTTAACTATTTTCTTATTCTCCGTATTTTTTCTCCTCCTAAAATAATTTTTAAAAATTTTATAACTTATTATAAAATGTAAATAATTAATTGTAATTTGTTTATTACATCTTATAGCATTGTTATAACATATTATAAAACACATTGTCAAGAACTTTTTGCAAATTATAATATGCAAAAAATAATTTTAATAATTTTATTTATATGCTATACTAAGCATAGCAACAATAAAATTTTATATAAGTAAGGAGGAATATAATATGCTAAAATCTAATTTGGGTCATACTATGCTTGACAACAAAATAAAAAGTGTTGCTGAACTTTCAAGAAAAGTTGATATTAGTAGAGAAACCCTAAGAAAAATTTATAATGGACAACGACTAGAAACAGTTAGCTTTGAAATCGTTGTAAAATTATGTGATTTCTTCAAGTGTCAAATCAAAGATATAATTGAATATATTCCAGATGAAACTCAAGAATAGTTTAATCTTTCAGTAGTACAGTCCATAAGTTGTCAAGAACTTTGGGGAAAGTTGCTTATGAACCATACTACTTAAAGATTAATTATTTTTTATTTGAAAGGAGATGATACCAATGAATAAACAATTTAGAACTTTAGATTATGTATGCCAATTAGTAAAATCAGGTGCAAGTGTAAAACTAGATATAGCTACATATAATTTTGAATATATTAGAAAAGTTGCAGAATCTTTATCTGATAAATCAACATTAACAATTATATTTTCAAAAGAAACAATGGTTGATGGGAATTATTTACTTGATATAGTAAAATTAGCACCTGGAAGAATTATTCTAGAACTTTAATTCTTAAATTTGAGGGGGTTTATTATGTTAACAGCTACAATTGTATTTCTTACAGATGATGTAAAACCAATGGCAATAATAGCTAATGTTGAAAAAATTGAAAGTGGTTCCATACCTAATTCACATAGATTTAAAATACTAGATGACTATAATAATTTAAGTGAAGAAAATCTGAAAAAGATTGATTATTATGTTAAAAACAGTTTCTTTTCTTCAGGAACACTTTATATCAATGATGAAGCATACCTTGGAGTACTTTCACTTTCAACAGAGAAAAAAGTTTTAGGAATAATTCTTGGAAGAGGTGATATTTATCATTCTATCCAGGAAGCAAATTATATTTTAGACATAAGAAAATCATAATTTTTATTAGCTGCTAATTTCTTTTTAGTTTTTAGCTTTAAATTTATAGAATTCTTTTTAGTCTGATTTATAATATATTTCTTTTTTGCTTTTAACCATTTGATATAATAAAATATAGATTTTATAACAACACTACTAATTTCAGAGGAATTAATAGATTCAAGCTTTTTAAATTTTTTTAATTGTAAAGTTTCATGTCTAATATATTTATTTAGAATAAGAATTTTTTGACGTTTATTGAATAACATTTTCTCACCTCATTTATTTTTAATTTCTCAATAGTACAGTCCACAGATATAAAAAAATTGAGGGGAGTAGAGAAAAATCTATGAACTATACAATTCAAAAATTAATTATTCATTTTTTAAGGGGGAATTTTTATGAAAAAACTTATATTAACTTTTTTTCTGCTTTTAACTGTAATTTCTTTCGCTGAAATCGTGTATATTACACCAACTGGAAAGAAGTACCATGCTACTAAAACTTGTAAAGGTTTAGTAAGAGCAAAGAAGATTATTCCAATTGAAAGAAAGGAAGCAGAAGCCAAAGGTTATAAACCTTGCAAACATTCATATGGAGGATAACCTATGTCAAAGGCTCGTAAAATATACGAGCCATATTTTTTTATTTTTTTTCTTTACCATAGAGAAAACCAATTTCCAAGAATTCATTTTTTGAATTTTCAACTGCCTCATTAAAAAGAGTTTCCAATATCTGTTTTTCTTCAATAGAAATTTTTAGACTATCTACAAATTTCTTAAATTTTTCATCAATTTCCCCTACTTTTGATTTAAATAGTCCTTTTGTTTCCAGCTCTTCCAAAAAATTAATAAGATTAATATCCATAGTGTTTCCTCCCTTTTAAATAAAATAAATATAGTTAGTAATTTTAATTAATTTTATTAATTTTTGATAATTTTTTAAAATAAATAAACTAAAATATTAAAACTTATAAACTATTTACTTAATACTATAATACAAAATTAAAAGTTGTCAAGTATTTTTTTTAGTGCTATACTAAGTTATTAAAATTAAGTTATTAGTTAATTATTTTATCTAACTAAAAGAAAGGAGTTAGGATGAGAACAACTAGTGAAATTTTAAAAGAATTCAGAAAAAGCAGAGAAATGACTGCTGCAATGATGGCTGAAAAATTAGGAATATCTGCTGTAACTATGTCTGCTATAGATGTTGGTAGAAAAAAGCTCTCTGAACAAATGCTTGAAAAACTTGAAACTATGTTACCTAAAGATGACTTTATAGATTTATTGAAATCTGAAAGAGAAATGAACCTACCTTCTTTTTTACAAAAAAAGTTTGAAAAATATAATATTCAGTCAGAATCAATAACTGATACTACAAACATTTCAGAAGTATCAGAAGAGGGGAAAAAGAAAATCTATGATTTTATAGAGCTTGTAAAAACTGCTGAAAGGGCAAGAAATAATAGAGAAACTGTTAATATTACAAATCTATCTACTGAAAATAAAGAAAAAGCAAGAGAGTATATAGAATTGTTAGAAATTAAACAAGAAAAAAAATAAATTTTTAGGAGGGTGTTTTATATGAAAAAGTTTTTAAAGTTTGTTTTAATTGGAATGTCTGTATTATTTTTAGTTAGTTGTGGAAAACCAGATTCACAAAAAGCATTTGAAAGTAGTTTCAAACTGTTGGCAACAGAATTAGAGAAACAAGTCCCTAACGATGATCCAGTAACTAAGTCTTTTGCAAAGGCAATAAAAAAAGCAACATATAAAGTTAATAAAGTTACTGAAAATGGTGATACCGCTGACATTGATGTAACTATTAAAGGTATTAATATTCCAGGATATATGGGAGAATTAATGAGTTCAGTTATGCCTTTGGCTATGTCAGGTGCTCCAGAGTCTGCACTAGATGCAGCAGCAACTAAGTTTTTTGATGACTTATTTAAAAGGTCAGATTTATCTTATGTTGAAAAAAATTTAATCGTTAAAATGCAAAAAGAAGATGGAGAATGGAAAATAGTAAATTTTTCAGAAGTACTTGGAGCAGCTCTTGGTGGATTAGATAAATTATTTGAAGATGAAGAAGCTGAAAATAATTCTAATTAATTTTTAAAATATTTATACTTACATAAAATAGGACTTTTAACAGAGGTCCTATTTTTTATAAAAAAATTTTCTTGACTTTTATAAAAAATGAGTTATTATTATAAATAAATTAGTTTAATATATTTAAGTTATAAGTTTAAATTTGAAAAGGAGTTTTTTATGAATGTTTATGAGTCATATAGATATTACATAAAAATAAGAGATGGAACTATAATTATAGAAGGAAAAGAATGTCCTAATATCATTGAAAAACACTGTTTTTATGATAAAAATACTTTTAAAAAAAGTTTCAAAGAACTTTCTGAAAAATATAAAGAAAATCAAATAACGACATACCAGAATCTCAGAGGTAGGTGGTATGAATGTCCAAAACCAAAAGTATAAATAATAAAGAAATTGGGCGTAGTTTTTGCAGCTGTGGAAATTATTTATATTCAGACACTGAAAAAAGAATAAAAGTTGCTAGTAGAAACCAAGTTACTTATTATTTTGAAGAAAAGTGTTTAGAAATAAATTGTTCACATTGTAATAAAATTACAAAAGTGAAGTTATAGAATGTATGGACTAGATAGAGCTGGCATTTATACTGAAGTAGAAACAGAAATTCTATATGTCAAAGAAAGACTTGAAAAATTATTTCCAAACTCATATTCAGAAAGCCTTTCAAAAGAAACAACTAATTATGAAATTAATAAGAAAAATATAAATAAGATTAAGTTAGAGAAAAAACATTTTAGTACAATTATTAGAATTGACTTCTCATATCCACGATTTTTTGAAGAGAATAATATTGTACCTCTAACAGACGAATTAAAAAAAATAATAGTAGAAGAAAATTTAACACATTTAATTAATCAAATAATTGATTACAAAATAAGTTCTGATGATTTATACTATGATTTCTTGGAATTTACTATTCAAGAAAATGTAAAAAATTTTTATAAATACCATAATATAATTGCAATGTTTTATAAAGGGCTTACTAGAAAATATAAAGATTTAGATAAAGTCCAATATTACAATTTTTCAAAATCTGATAACCAGTTTTATACAACTGGATTTATCTTTCAACCTTTTCAAGGCTGGAAGATACGCCTATATAGTAAAGGGCATGAGAACAATAAAAATAATTTACAAAAAGTAAAAGGTGCTATTTTAAGATTAGAGCATAGATTAACTAAAAAAATTATTATAAAAAATTTCAACACGAATAAGATTAAAAATATTACAATACAGTCTATTGCAAACTGTATTAATAAAAATATCTCAAAAAATTTAGCTGATATTTTAATAGCTGAAATAAATTTATCTAAAGAAATTCTTGAAAAAAAATTTAAAGGATTTAGATGTAATGAACTAAATTCATTAGTTAGGGATAATCTTGAATGGATTTTAGATGAAAAAATAATTGATGATATTATCACCAACTTGACAACGAGGTCATATTCTCGGGTCAAAGTTTATAGACAAAAAGTAAGAGAAATCTTACTCACTTCACAATCTCAAGCCTCTCCAAAGAGAGATTTTTTTGGTAACATTGAAAGACTTGAGATCTTCTTCAACAATCTAATTCTTGCAAATATCAAAGTTAAATGTAACACGAAAAAACATTTAACATTTCTTTGTCAAAAATGGACTGAAAAAACAAGCCATTTTTAACACTCAAAAAATAATTTTCATTTTAAAATCAATGATTTTTTAAAGATGTGTATTTACTCTATAACAATAGATAGCATCCCAATCCTGAAACTGAAAAGTAAATTTATATATTTTTTTATGCAATAAGAAAAAACAAATTGAAACCAGGAGAAAAGCTATGAATGAAATAATAGAATTAAATCTACTTAAAGAAGTAGCCAATAATCCAAGAATTATTACTACTGAACAAGTAGAAATATATAAAAATATTCTTCAAAGATTTGGAAACATTATTCCAGTTATTATTGATGAAAATAACTATGTTGTAAGTGATTATGCAAAGGTAAAAGCTGCAATAGAACTAGGAATGAAAGAAATTAACTGTGTTAGAATTAATAATCTTTCAGAAGATGAAGTTCAAACAATAAGAATAGCTGAAATAAGAGCAGTAGAACTTGGTAAATGGGATTATCAAAAACTATTTGATGAACTTTCAAAAATAGGAGAAGATTTTAAATTAACAGGTTTTGATTTAGATGAAATATTGGAGCAATTACCAGCAGAAGCACTTGATATTAATGGAATTGATGAAATAGATGTTCCTGAACTTCAAGAAGAAACATTTACAAAACAACAGGATATTTGGTTACTTGGAAATCATCGTTTAATGTGTGGAGATTCTACCAAATTAGAAGATGTTAAAAAATTAGTAAACAATGAAGTTATTGATTTATTAGTAACAGACCCACCATACAATGTTGATTATCAAGCAGCAAATGGACAAAAAATAAAAAATGACAATATGAATAGTGAGAATTTTTATAGATTTTTGCTAGCTTTTTATAAAAATGCTTATGAAGTGATGAGGGCAGGAGCAGGATTTTATATATTTCATGCAGACTCTGAAACAAAAGCATTCCGTGGAGCATTAATAGAAGCAGGTTTTAAAATTTCTCAATGTCTAATATGGGTTAAAAATCAATTTATACTTTCTAGGCAAGATTATAACTGGAAGCATGAGCCTTGCCTTTATGGTTGGAAAGAAGGAGTAAAACACTTTTTTATAAGAAATTTTACTCAGGATACAATTCAAGAAATTTACTCAAAAAGTGAAAGTATGTCAAAGAAAGAATTACAGGAAACTTTAAAAAATATTTTAGAAGAGTATACAACAATTATCAGAGAAAATAAGCCATTGAGAAATGATATTCATCCAACGATGAAACCAATCAGGCTTATATCAAAGTTAATACATAATTCAAGCAAAGAAAATTGGAATGTTTTAGATTTGTTTGGTGGCTCTGGAAGTACTTTAATAGCTGCTGAACAACTAAAAAGAAAAGCATTTTTAATGGAATTTGATGAAAAGTATGCCGATGTAATTGTTAAAAGATATGCTGAAATGGGCAAAGAGGATATAAAACTTTTAAGAAATGGGAAAACTTATAGTTGGAATGAAGTTAAAAATGAACTCTATGCTGGTGATGTAACATGAAAAAAGAAACATTTTCAAAAGAACAACTAACTGTAATAGAGATTTATATTGAACTTGAATTAACTAAGTTTAGTACAAAGAAGAAAGATTTATATTCTGAAATCCAAAAAAGAACTAAATATAATCTAAATACAATTACAAGTTGGATTAGAAGATATTTAGAAAAATACAAGAAAATTAGAGAAGAAATTCAAGAAGAAAAAAATGCAAGGATATGCAATTTTGAGGGCTTGACAGAAAAACAATCAAAATATGTCATGTTTAGAATGTGTGGATTTAGAAAAGAAGAAGCAAAAACAAAAGCAGGATATAGTGAAAAAACTAAGGTTGCAAATATTGAAAAGAATCCAAAAGTTGCTAATAAGCTAACAGAACTAAGAGAAGATTTATTCACTGATGTAAGGTATGGAGTAATGGCTAATCTTAGTGCTTTGGCAACAATTAGAGAAAGAGGAATTAATGGAATTGATGTTGTAGAGTACACAGATGCCTCAACACCTGATGGACATGAGATAACTAAGACTGTTACTAAGCAGTATCAATATGTAGCAGCAGTAGCTGCAACCAAAGTCATAAATGACATACTTGGCTATAAGATAACTGATGAGCTGAAGCTAGAAGAAGCAAAGAAAAAAATACCGTCAATACCAAACAGGGTAGGAGGTATAAATAACGATTTTAGATTTATAATAAAATTTCATAATTTACTTCAGATATCAGAATCTCACTATACACATGATAAAAATAATTCAGAACGATTGATGTTAAAATATTATGAATACATGTTACGTTTAAAAAAACTTTGTATAAAAAAATTTAATTTGAAAATTCTTAGTAATTTACATAAAATTCCTTTGGAGTTGGATAAAAACTTAGATGAATATTATGAAAAAATATTATCAAAGTTAAATCAAATAGGAGATTTTAGATTAAAAAATCAAGAAGTTATAAAAAATAGATATTATGTATGGAAGGTTAAACCGATTTTTATAAAAGAAGAGATGTTTTACGAGATTACTTTGACCAACGCTACGGATAATGTTAGTAAATTTAGTCGCATAGTGGCTTTTAGTAAAACAAGCATAAATAGCAATTATGCAATAAAAGCAGTACTTGATAAAACCAATATATTTATTCAAAATAAGAGTATGCCTATTCTACTTATATCGGATATTATAGTATCGATAAGACCATGCGAATTTGAAAATTTTGCTAAGATTTTTATAAAAACGTTTAGCAATTTTGGTTCAAGCACTGAAACACAGAGGATTAATTATTATATTACAAGAAATGACTGCAATTTACTTGATATTATTTATTTTGAAGACAGCGAATATGCTAAATTTGAACAAGAAATTAGTAGTGGGCGTATACAGACATTTTTTCTAAATATCTTAAATAAATGCAGAGAGACTTGTTTAAACAATTTCAAAGGTTCCAATGTTTTAAGATATTTGCTCTATAAAATGAATAACAAAATTATAAAAGAACAAATTTTAAAACCAAAATATAATTACTCGACAGGCTTAATAAATGATAAGCCAAATTATATATTATCTAATTTATATTTAAAGTATGAAAGCATTCCTTTTGACGATATGCCGTTTGTTTCAAGTCTGTGCGGACACAATCCAAAAATATCGGACTTGCTTGAATGCATTGAGTATAAAAATAGAGAGCACGAGTTTCTGGCTAGGTTTATAATTCAAAATACCCAAGACAATGGAGTTTTATATACAAAAAAAGAGGAGTTAGCTCATTTTAATGATTTGGATGATTTGATTCAGAATTTTAACAACTTACTTTATGAAAAACATAAAGATCGGGGGATTTGTAGTTGGAATGGAAATTATTACATTAAAGAATACGAAGAAAATGTAATAAAAATTCTTACACAATTAAAACAGTTGACTCAAAATGGCATAATTGGCTACGATAAATTTATTGCGTCCAAGATAGAGGACTGCAAAAAATATATAGATGACGAAGTAAAAATAGATGTCATGAATAAGATTTTTTTAAAATCAAAAGTTGCTTTTATCTATGGAGCCGCTGGAACTGGAAAATCGACTTTAATAAACTATATTTCAAATTTATATACGTCTCAAAAGCAAATTTTTCTAGCTCAAACAAATCCA